TTTTAGCCCCTGGTGCGCCACCAGCTCCTTCTTCAATTGGAGGCTTAAATTTAGCCAATTTTTCATAATCAAGTATAAGCGGAGATGGAAAAAGTACCTTCAAATCGTTGAAATTGTCTGCTGCCCACTCATAAATATCAGCTTTATTGTCGTCATCAGAGACCGGAAGCAGAATTTCAAGCATAGAAAGTATGGCGCGCAATTTAACATTGGCAACTTTAATCTTTTCTGAGTCAGGTTCAGTCAAAAGTGATGGCCAAATCGCAATGAAGTGATTTGACCATTCGGTAAATGCCTGATTGTAGCTCTTTTTTCCCCATTCTTCAGGGAAATCATTTTGAACTGTCTCGTAAAATTCGATATTCCAAGCTCTATGTTGCACTATTCTAGTGAAAAAATTGTATAAACCCTGCATAGACTCACGTAATTTGTCAATATAACGTGCTATAGCTTTGGCATCTTCCTCACCTTCAGCAAAGGCAACAGCTAATGTTTCAGAGTTTACTAATTTTGCTGGCATTCCCGCTGCTGCTGCTATATTTTCAAGTATGTTTTTTCGTGCTGTGCGTGATGAGTTGTCTATATTCTGTAAGTTTAATGATTCTACCTCTTCATCAATGCCGATATTCATTACGGAACCAGTCATCGCCTCCTTAAGCATACCACGCTTAATGCCAGCGATGCGCTGCATAACGTCATTTATGATAGAACCAGGCGCTTTTAGCTTTGCTATAATTACGCCAGCTTTTTTCGTTACCAAATCATCAGTAATCATCGATTGTAAGAATGATTTAAGTGGAAAAAGCGCGCGCTGATATACAGAGCGGCCAACATAACCCCAAGCTGAAGTAGTATAATCAAGATAAATTGGATCTTCATTCTGATAAATACTGGTTCTGTTAAAATGATAAGATTGACCTTGTACAGAAATAGTTAAAGGCTTCAAAAATGTTGGAGAATTTGGATTTTGATTTAAAACTAAACTTCCTGCTGTATTTAATGGATCAAAAACGTTAAAAGTAATTGGTTTATTGGCTAAACTTGCAAAATCTAATGGTTTTGTAGGATCTTCATTGGGAATCATCAACGCTACAGAAGCAATTCCATAAATTCTTGCTAATCTTACTACATTTGCAATAATTCTATCAGCATCTATTTTTTGCCATTCATCTGTAAATGCTTTTCTAACACGATCTTCAGGACTTCCTGGTATATTTATCTTTCTTCCTTGCGATTGTGCCAATTGTACTGGCACATCTACTAATTTTGCACCATAAGGATGATAAGAATAGATGAGTTTACAGAGTTCATAGCTCGCTGAAGAGCCTAACTCTATATTATCAGCCATCAAAATTTGCATCAAAGGGGTGCCTAGCGGCGAACCGCCAAACAATCCCCCTTGACTTTCTACGACTGCTTCAGCCATTTTCTTTTTGTTCTGAAAAAAGATGCGCGGAGGAAGCTGTCAGTCTCCCTTGCCAGTTCACAGAGTGTTAATTCACCCCGCCGCGCACCATCCCAGTACTACCTGCGTCGCGTAGGATCAACTTCTGGTTGACCACCCGGACCCGGACGTTGCGGTGGCCTTCCACCAATTCCACCAGCCGGCGGCTCTGGAATAGTGATCACGACGTAACGATAACCCACACCGGAAATAGCCACAAGTGCAATGGCTTTGCCAGCAGGGATTTCTGGAGGAAGCGGCGGCCAAATCGTGCCCGGAGGCGGATCAACCGGAGGCGGTTCCTCCCCATCAACCGGAGGCAAACTGTTGTCAGGTCTGCCAGGAATTGACGGGAAAATCGGCAGACCATGGCCAGGACGTTCCGGTCTACCACCTACACCCCAACCAGGATCAATCGGAAGTCCAGCGCCGCCCGGAGGTCGTGGCCACGTATGCGGAGGCCGGGGAGGACGATTGCCAGGACGTTCCGGCCAGAAGTGACCACCACCAGGAAGACCTTGATCAGGGTATTCACCTTCATCAACACCGTAATCAGGATCAGTCGGACGACCACCAAAACTTGGAAGACGACCGGGGCGTTCGCCTACGCCACCCCAACCCGGAAGATGACCAGGCCGCTCGGGGCGACCAGGACGTCCAGGAAGACCTTGACCGGGACGACCAGGCTCATCAATTTCAGGAAGTTCACCTTCATCAATCCCGTAATCAGGATCAACAGGGCGACCCCAACGGTCACGAGCGGGATGAACCCGCAACCAACCAGAAACTCTAGGCATTTCCTATTCTCCTTTGGTTTGCCCTTTTGGGCTGTTTAGTCTGGCTCTTCAAACGCTATGCGTCCCAGACAAAAGTGCAGGGCGGTATCTGATCGACGGGAGGCCGAGACTCACTCGATTGCCACGAGTTGGGAGGTGCTATGGCAATCTCTACCCTGCTGAAGCTCATTTATTACAACACGGAACACAAGTTTCTGGACCTTCTGGATATGGTGGCTCAGGCTCTGGTTCTGGAACTATATTACGCCCAGCAAACCAATCCTTATAAACCTGTTGCATGGCAACATCACGCGATAAACAATCAGTTGATTGTGCTTGACAACTCCAAGCATAAGCATATTCCATCATTGGAGTTGGAAGACGCTTATGCCACGTATCAAGTATTTTCTGTGTTTGAGCCACTGTAGGCATCAAAAATACACCACCAGTTGCTTCGGTGCGCCACCCAGAAAATGCTTGATATGTCGGAGCTAAATTGGCGGTAGGAATATGCTTTTCGGCAGCATCAACATATCTATCAACCATAGTCCAGTCGCATCCATCTTCTGTGCCAGGCTTGCCCACGAAATCAGAGCGACACATATATGAACCAACACCAAAAACATCAATTCCAGTATTACCAGGATAATAATCATCATAGTTAGGGTTCTTTTGCCCATCTGAATTACCCATCTTGATGTAGGTTTTAGCAGTGGGCATAATTGATTTAATGTATCTAGTTTCAGCTAATAGATTGGCTGGAGGACACGGCGGTTTACCTCCATATCCATGCACGTAAGGCTCATCCATTAAATAAAAGCCCCATAATTTTTGATTATCTCTAAATTGATCAACAAAAGCACGAAATGAACTAGTATCACCACCACAACCAATCGAACTTGATACATACACTAATCCCAATACTTTTTCTGGCAAACGATTAAGAATACTCAGACTACTAACATCTGCCAAATTAAAACCTATTGATCCTGGTACATATTCGCCATTAACTACATTTCCACCTGAAGTAAAGTGCAAAGTTTGTGGCGTTTGTGCTAATGCTAATGTTGAAAACAATGCCAATAAAGTAATGATCAGCTTTCTCATTTTCATCACCTAAAATTGTCGAATTGGTCTACGTGAAGGTTGTTCTGGTTCTGGTTGTTTTGGTGGTTCTGATTGTTTTCTCGCTTGCTCAGCTTGATAATGAGTAGAATAAGCAATAGCTTTTCTGAGCGCAGGTTGTTGCGCCACAAATCGCTTCCTCTGCTCAAAGTTCATAGTTTCAAATCCTTCTTAAGTTGTTGCCAAAATTCTTCACGTTCACCTTCAGCTCTTATCTTCTTAATTTCAATATCTCTAATTATTATGTCAAAATAACCATCTGGTGCAATAGATGCAAGATCATCAATTAACCATAACGCACGATCATAATCATGATAGCCTAAAGCTATTATATGCTCTTCCCAAGTTCTTTTAAGACGGTCTATCACCACAAATCCGGATCACCTAATGCGCTACAAACGCCATAACAAAACGCATCAACTAAATCGTCTTCTTGGTCCGGTACGCCAACATTAAAAGTATGGACCTGCTTTATTAAATGATTTGCGTGACGTTGTTTAAAGTCAACAGTCTTACGGTAAGCAAGTTCTGAATATTTTACTTTGCCAACGGAAACGTATCCACTAGCGTTAAGAGCACGCGGTTGTTTGCCAAGTTGTACCAACTTAGCGTCAATACCAGTTGCCAAAAGGTTGCGTCGATTACATTGTTGCAAAAGGACAATGCCAGAGCCCTTTTCTTCAATTAATGTACCGATTGACCCTCGCCTCGGATGACATTCTCTAGCAAATTCTTCAAGTTTCTTATAAACGTTTGGAATCCAATCTATCAATAAATCAGAAGGAACCTGCAATATATCATAATCTAAAATTGTTAATGGACGATCTTGAATGTATTGATTCAATGCCCAATATATAACGGCTGTTGCATCATGTTTTGCATCAGCTTTAATGCCAGTATCAATAGTGGCAAAGACGCAATCACACCACTCAGGAAAGTTGACAGGAGATCCGTCAACAAGTAAGTCTTTTTCCAGAAAAAACGTACCACCAGGCGGCTGCGGATTTTGCTGATAAAGCGATTCAAAATCTCGAATCCCAACGATTGTGCGTTTTCGTTCAAGAGCAGCAGCATCTTCCCAAGATGGCCAGAGAGCCTCACCTACGCCTCTGCCAAGAGGATCATCTGCCACTGCAAAAGCCGGAAGGCATATAATGGTCCACTGATCGCCACCTTTCTCCATTTCATGGAGAAGCATCCCACCTAAATCTTCTAAATGCCATCTAGTTTGAATTAAAATAATTCTTGCGTCTGGTTTAAGGCGCGTGACAAGATCAGATTTGTACCATTCATATGTTTTAGCGCGAACTGTCTCTGATTCAGCATCTTCTCTTGACTTAACTGGATCATCAATAATTGCCAAGTCCGCTCGCCTGCCAGTAATTGCGCCTCCCACACCTGCCGCGAAATATTCTCCACCGTTAGTTGTTTCCCAGCGAGAAGCGGCTCTATTAGATTCATCTAATGAATACCCTAGAGTTGAAGCCTTCAATAATATCTTGTTGCGCACCCTGCGGCCAAAGCGTTCCGCAAGTTCACCTGTATGTGAGCAACCTATCACGCTTGAGCGTGGAAATTGTTTAAACCAAAATGGAGGAAGTAGTTCGCTGGTATAAGTAGACTTTGCGCTCCCAGGAGGAGCAAATATCATCAAACGATCTGTTTCACCAGATACTACTTTTTCTAGGGCTTTGATAATAAGTCTATGGTGTGCTGCTGGTTTGAAACCAAAATCACCAACACACTCTGAACACCACGCCAATAAATTAGTTTGACATTTACGGCGCCAAGCAGCAGACCTAAGTTTAAAAATCTGAGCGCGGCGAATACGATCGAACTGGGACGGAGGCTGCGGCGGCTCAAATCCCATACTCATTTAAACGCCAAACGTCCTTTGAATTCTTTTCGGTTGGCTTATTTCACGAACTATTTTTCTAACACAGAAATGATATTTTGGTACTCCACCTCTAACAATTTCACGTATTGTAAATGGAGAAATGTTATATTTCACAGATAACTCTTCATAAGATTTGAAACGTGCTTGTTCTTTTATTTCTTGTAAATCACTAATAAATATTCTGCTATCCGATTTTGGCTTTTTCCATTTTCCACGCAATCCAACCTCCGTGGCTTTTTCGCCTTTTGATTTATTCCGTAGTACCATATTTAAAATATAACGGGGCCTGGACCCCTCTGGGCTGGGGGCTCTGTTAAAAGAAGGGTCCAGGTATTATTAATCTCAGCACGAGGGGATCAGGCTGAGATAGCGGCCATTGTGTTCCCGCCAGCTCGGTTGCAGGAAAGTGACACTGGCGAGCCTTCAAGGCTCGCACAAGATTATGTTTGAATTAAGGCATATGCAAGAATCGTGCCGAGTAAACTTTTATTACACATTAATGATATGTATTTACTTTCATCTCTATCTATGCTATAGTGTACGAAAGGGAAACAGAGGGCTGGAGCATCAAGTGCAAGATCTGTTTGATCAACAATCAGTAAATGATTTCCAATGGATAGTAGCAGTCTTCGCCAATACTGGTGCAGTAGATGTCATTAGAAAAGCTAACGAAGTTCCTCTCAAAACATTTTATCCCATACGTTTTAATGGACGTGGAGAACCAATACCTATGTGGCGCCACTACTTATTCATCGAATTTCGCCAATTTATAACAGCTGAGATTTGTCGTAGTACAAAGAAGTTCATTAAAGTTATTACAATGCGTGATAATTTCGGTATAGAATATCCAGTGATGGTACGCAAAAATGCCATTGATGAACATATGGGATTATTATTAAGTGGCAAATTTAATGACAAATTACGTATGAGGAGATTTTACGGTAAGGGTTCATTTGTTAGAGTAATCGAAGGAACATTTATTGATAAACGTGTAAAATTGGATATGGACATTACACCAGATATGCCAGGTAATAAGAAAGTGTTGATCGACATTAATGGGTTCAAAGGGCAGATCGAACTATGGAAGTTAAGCCTATGAACGACAATAATGAAGACGAGGACAAGTATTACAATGATTTTGATGAAGGATATTCTCCTCCATACAGACATCCTTGGAGAGAAATAATTACATTCATTTTATTTATGTCAATTTTCTTTGCAGGTCTATGGTGGTTAATTTGGAAGATATATGAATGGCTTTAAGAAGTAACGTCAATGGCTGGAGAGCATAGAAAATGGACGCTGCTATCGTTGAAAATTTGGTACAAGAAACCGTGTTTACAATATCTCCTCTCAAACTAAAGTTGGCAACAGATGAAGCACTAAGGGTAATGATTAATAGCGGTGTATTCTATCCACGAGAAATAGCTGAAAATATCGCCTACGCTGTACTCAAAATTGTCTATCAGAATGGAGGTTTCATTGACTAAAGAGGAAGATTTCCCTCGTATGAGTGAACCTTATGTCATAGCGTGCCTGCGCATCTATGGCGCAGCACCAACAGAATCTTTAATGGGATGGTGTGGTAGATGCGGACACGATATTTGGATTGCCAAAAGCACTCCTCAAATTAAAAATGCTCAGTATATATGTCTCAACTGCGTTAACTGGAGTGAAGTTGACGATATTGAGGCGCCAACTCCAGAACAGATTGAAGACGTGCTAAGACATAGGAAGAGACAATGAAACTTGAAAATATTACTAGTGAAGGTGATTTGCGCAATTGGCTCACAGATCAAGTCTTCGAGTGCGAAGGCCGACTAGGGTTGGAATGGATAGAACCTGCCAAATTTGGTTCCACTATTGGCGCGCCAGATTGTAAAATCAAATTTGGTATTAGCTCAATAGGTCTTGAGCTAAAATATCTAATCAGTACGAAGAAAGGAATAAAATGGGCAATAAGACCTGCCCAACGACGCTATCATCACATGCTTGCTTTTCATAATGGTCGTAGTGCGCTATTGGCTTTCATTGCCGCCAAAGAAGAATTGTATTTAGTACGAGGTGACCATATTCCATTGCGAGACTATGCTTCTGATCCTCAATCTGGCTGCGCCAATAGATTAGTTAAGATGACACACTTAGATTATTTCAGTGTAGATCGTGATAGACAAGCTATGTTCCAACTAGAACAAAACTTGTTTGGTGACTTAGATTTTTGGGAGAAGAAACATGACTAAGGTTAAAATGGTACCACCACAATATAAAAAGGGTGGATCACGTTCTAAACCAGAGCCGTTCGATCTAGTGGACGCTCATAAATATCAATATGATAATGGGCCAAATGACAGGATATTTCATCATTTTGTTGGTCAAACAGTACAAAAGATCAAAGGATATAAATATCCAGGTATCATCCTAGTTGCATTCAAAACATTAGATGGAAAGGCACGCTATGTCGTTGAAGCTGATCATCCTGATTTTCGTGGCATGCTTCATATATTCTCTGATAACGACATTGAGGAACGATGATGAAATGTGAAAACTGCCATGGACATGGCCATGCATGGTCTTTATTAACTCAAGAATATCTCCTTTGCATGGAGTGTCATGGTAGTGGTATAACATCATGCTGCGAAGGAAATCCGAATATGACTGATCCATTAAAGCCGCGCCAAATGTATGAATGTGACGTAGAACTTTACACGTGTCCATACTGCAAAGAAGATGTGGTTGTATATGTAGAACTTGATGGCACAGGTATCATTTCGCACGAGAGCTATGATTTAATAGCAAATTGGATCTATCATTCCAAATGCTGGGATGAACAGATGCGCAGATTTCCACCAGGAGGAACTCATGTCGAATGATCCAATGAAAGAAATCAGAGAATATAATGAACGGCGTGATGCTTTGTTCCGTAACCCAACTACCGAAGGTGCTGTGGCAATCCTAAAGGAAATGGGTGTTACTCAATTTGACAGAGAAGATGTGCCATTGGCCACAGTCCACAAAGGAAGATTGCAATGGCTTGGCGCCACTAACGAAATGATAACAGAGAGCATAGCATGGCTAAAAGAACATGGTTATCAAACTACTTTTAAAGGAGCGCCACCACTCACACCTGAGCAACGTGACGCAGATCGCGTGACAATAGGAAAGAAACCACTGGGAGAAGAATGATGCTTAAAAATCAATTTATGTGCTACATCATCGAGCAATGGTTCAAAATAGAAGGAAAATATTCTTGGGAAATCATCGAAGCATCAGATGGTTTACTTATATGGACTTTTAAATTAAGAAGGGAGAAGAATGATGGGAGAAGCCAAACGACGAGGAATAATAGTTAATACTACCAGAACTCGTGAAGTTAGTGACTGTCTAAATTGCGGAGTAGAAATTGACGCAGCCACCAGTGTTGGCCATAAACACTTGCCAAAAGAAGGTGCCATTGCCATCTGTATAGTATGCAGTCATATTATGGCTTATGATAAAAATCTCCATTTGCGAGAACTTACAGACGATGAAATGCTAAAGATAGCTGGTAGTCCAGAAATCATCTTCCTCATCAATGGTCTAGGTGGCACAAAAGCAGCATGGGAGAATATACATGGCAAAGGAACGTGGGGTCAAAAAGCCAGGGAGAGGCTCGCGGAAATTCGAGCATCCAGGGCTCAGATTCAATAAACTAAAAGGAGAATTAAAGAAAGGTGAATATGAGTGCGCTGCATGTCACGAAGTGTTCATTGCAGCAATAAGTGAAGAACAAGCCATAGCGGAAGCAGCAGAGAATTTCCCAACAGTACCAATTGAAGAAACATCAATCGTGTGCGAGGACTGCTTCCAAAAGATGATGGCAGATGTCAAAGCCAATCCATGGGCATATCCGCCACTACCACCTAGGAGGAAGTGATGCGGATCGACATATTATGGATCATAGCTGTCATGTTTATGGTGGCCTATGGTGGCCAAATCATCATCAACCTACTAGGACTAAAATAATGGAGGATATGAACTACTTCTATATCACCACCGGCACAGTCCTGTGTATATTGGGATTCGTGATAGTAGCGCCAATCTTCATACTGTGGATGAACGGAGGTAGAAAATGACAAAGAAAGATGATAAGTTCAAGCGCCCAGGTTCTGGCGTAGCGCCACCTCCACTTGATAAGGTTGAGCATGAGCTCGTACTAGCAGACATGCGCTACCTCATCCAGAAAGAAAAAGAGAATGGTGATTGGGCCAAATGGGAGGAAAGCCAGAAGCCATGGAAGAGTATGAATAATCGTTTTGAAAGTGTTGAGGTGAGCATAGCGATAACAGTGCTAGATATTTATGGCAATCCAGTAGTCATTGCTGGCCCAGCTCCAATATCTGACGCGCTCTTTGAGAATCCACCAATCCCAGATGCTATTATGCAGGAGATACGCCGCACCTATATCAACCGTGACCCACCAGCCAGCTTTGATGAGTTCCAACGTCGCGTCAACAATGACCCAAATGCAGACCCACTTGCAGCCTATCTCAGACCAGGTAGCATCACCGCAGAAATATTCACGTTCTATGTTGGCCGCGCACCAGAGAATGATGATTTGGTTCGTGCCAATTGTGAACATGCAGGTCAGCTAGGCCATTATGGATGTGGTTGGTGCAATATGTGCATGAAGCCAAGATTCATGTGCGGTCATGGTATTGGAATGACTTCCTCAAGTAATAATGGTGGTGTGACATAATGGAGGATGCGCAACATGATGACCATATATGGGTGACCGTGAGAGGTGAAGCATGGGCCATAGCCGAAATATATAAAAGCTGGATATGGTTATGGAGAGGCTATTGGCCAAATATGGAAGTTGCGCTCCTAGATACAAATGGCATTGATTGGGAGGCATATACGCAGAGGGCTGTCTTTATGATGTATGGTGATACTGTTTGGTGGTAATTTTGTGTGATGATATTCTACGTGGAATTTTTGTAGAATTATGGTTGTTGAATTTTTGACCAAAATGTCTTGACGGTGGCCACCAACTGGTGGGCGCAAACAGGTGAATTTCTGATTCTCCGAAAGCGTCTCCGACGCTTCTGGCTAACCCTAGATCCTCTAGGAAGCTCTAGGAGCTGGGGGTTTTTTCTAGGCTAGTCGCATAGCTTGCACCGACGAAGGGCTGATGGACGGCCTTCCTAATGCGTTTAAACGCCTATCGCGTTTGCTATGCTGCAATGTGTCGCCGAGGGCGTTTGGGCCTATTTATTAGATGCCCATAGCTGTTTTTTATTCGCAAAAATCTTTGCTTCTCACGCAAATAGTTGTTGCTTTCCTTCGCGACTAGGAGTAGCTTGTTTCTTGTCGAGAGCGATTGTCGCCCTCGCGGATGGGGCAAGTCCCCGATAGGAGTAGTAGTAAATGGTTGCGAAAAAGGCCTCCCTAGAGGAGAAGATTGCTGTGGCTGTTGCGCAGGCTCTTGCGCTAAAGACACGCAAGGTGCGCGAGCCGGTGGTTCCAGCAGACGAGCCCGAACACGAGCGCGTGGCGCGTGTCCTCCGCATACAGAAGGGTATGCGCGGGCAACTGTTGCGGCACCTCATCCGCAAGGGTCCGGGCGTGTTTACCTTCGCGGACATTAACGCGGTGGAAGGTCTCGACTGGATTTCCGCGTCGAATGTCGGGGCATGTTTCGCGCATATCGCGTGGAAGATGCAAGGCGGGTCCGAGGTTGCAAGCAAGGCGGTGGCGCCGTGCGGGTACACCCTCGCCGTCGATGGGACGGGCGTTAACGTGCGCGCTATGCTTACGCGCACAAAAGTGGCGAAAAAGGCGCCTGCGCCGCGCAAGGCTAAGGCTTTGCCCGCGCCGGTGGCAAAGGACACGGACGCCGCGTAAAAACTGGGAGGGCGCAAGCCCTCCCTCTTTCTCTACCCTCGTATCTCACTCACCAGGAGTCACCAAAGTGGCACACATCTACTCAGGCACCAATAGCCAGCATCGCGAGCCCATCGACCATCTAGAGGATGGCTGGGTGGTCTACGTCAGCGACGACCAGGTCCAGATCCTTATCATCATGGTTCTTGATGATGAGACTGAATCTGAGTATGAAGCGCGGACTGATCGCTTATCATACTACGAATAAGATGGGGTGGCGCAAGCCACCCTTTTTTTTATCATTATGGGTGATATCTGAGAGATGGCGTATGATGCGCACCATTTCTCATATGTCACCACACCATCATCATTGGTGATATGTGATATCTGATATCTGACTGATGATATATGATTCCTGATGATATCTGAGATGATATGTTCTCGGTTTGTTCTCAATTGAAGGCTGAGGAACAAAAGGCGAACATTCATTTATCAATGATGGTGATTTCTGATTTTCCGCTTTTGGTTTTTGGCGCGCGCCAGAATATCATTATACCATTTATCTTAATTGTTTTTAAATAAACAGGACAGGAAAAAGCGTTATATATCAATGACTTAGGTGCTTCAGTCCGGTTTGTCTTGTTTGTCTTGTTTATCATAGATCAATATTACGTAAACTCAAATATACGCCTAATGCCCTTCAGCAAACATTTATCATTTGGTGGAGCACTTTTATCAATAACTTCAATGACTTACGCCTGAAAGTTAATGTAAAACATTAATCGGACAATTCTACAGATTTAAAATAGATTGGCGTGTGACATTATATTACGTTCTGTGAATGTAGGATATTCCCAATTATCATCCATATTTTCCCAACCAAAATTGGATTTTATCCTGAAATCCATCAGCCTTCTACATACTTCCAATTTCGGAATAATATAAACATTCAAACGTTCATTGCCAGATGTGTATTTATCATTACCGTTTATCATACTAACAGTTTTACCATTCTTATAAAATTGGGGCTTACCATTATCAAGCTTAGGTATCAATTCTACAAATCGCATACCAAATGCACGTGGATCATATCTATTCTTATCATTTACCAATCTTTGCGAATTACAAAAATCCATATATAGTTTCTCTTTCACTACCAAATAACCTCTTTCATCTTGATGCACAAATGGCAATTGTCCGCTTACCAATAGATTAAACCACCACCGTTCTACACCACTCATAGTTTCAGTTTTCTGTTCAATTTGCGCCTCAGTCACCAATGCTGTTCTCAAATTAACATCAATTTTCCAATTCATCAATACATACATGAATGCTTCCAATCCACCATATTCAAGTAATTCATTCTCAAGAGCATCAAAATACTCTTTGACATCTTTCTGGGCGCTGCTAACATTCAAAACAAAGAAGCGCCTTTCATCAAATGATGCTGGAACTATCCAATCAGCATTGCCAATTATGATACTACGAATGTAATTATTGACAGTTCTACCTGGCAAATTCTTTGGATTGACAAATAATGTATTCTCAGATATGATTGTTTTAAATGAACTCTCATTTTGTTTGTCGCCAGCCCACAATGCCTCTTCCCAACACAATAATATGATCTTCTCCAAATGATCATTATGAGGTCCAAATATGCTTTGTCTACTGGATACAACCAAATGAATTTTCTGTTTTCTGACGTGGCCAGGTTTGCCATCCATTAGCATGCCCAGAACTTTATTTAAAAATGATTTACCTATTCCCTTGATTCCTTTCAATACCAATGCTGTTCCCAATTTGTTCCATGGCTCTTGGAACATCTGTGCTATCCAACACATAAGCCAATGATAATGTTGTTCATTACCACTGCATATAATATTTTTGATATAGTCCAATAATAATGGACACTCACCTTGTTTTGGTTCAATAGCGAAACCAGGCCAAGTATTATATGCGCCACTGCGCATTGTTTTAGAATCGAATTTCCATTTGGGATCAAATACAATTCCTAATTCATATGTGCGCCTCAATGGCCATTCTAGCCATAATTTAGAGCATGGAACTGATTTTTGATTTCCTTCTTCATCTGTTATTGTTATTCTTTCATTTTCTAATAAATCTATAAAATCCTTTTTACTCATTAAATGAAATTCACCTGGTACTCTCTCACTACCTATCATAAACTTACCTAATATTGGCGTAACACAGAATATTGAATCTACCCATTCATTCGAATCTTTAGTTGACCTAATTTCTGGACGCTCAGCTTTCTTTTGCTGTTGCACACCAAATAGTGGATTATTTCTGAGCTGATTGAGACGAATGATGTTGTCATCATCTTCTGACATGAACGTTTCCCCAATTTATGTTAATCCAGGCACATCTTCAGGTTTACCTGGTTCTGGTATTAATCCATGATCAATAAATTGATAATATTGTTCTCTGAGCATGAGTTTTGTAGAACCATCTTGATGTTTATAAAATACATACCATTTACCTTCAACTCTAGTGGATATTATTTTAGAATGAATAGATTGAAATGGTTTATCTGGATCTACAATTATAAATCTTGGATTAGTGGGTTCCATTATCTTTCTCCCCAATTTTATTGATTTCTACCCAAGAACCATTTTCTTTCCACCAATCAGTTTTACTTGGAGGTAATTTGACTTTTCTTTTCTTATTGATTCTCCTTTTTGGTGGTGCTGCAAATAAATCTTTGAATTTGATTTTCTCTGACATGTGTGCTACCTCCAGTATCAGAACTTAGTAGTATAGCACATCGCGAAGGAAAGTAAAGCATAATAATTAGATACCAGCATATCAAAATCAGATGCCTTAATTTCGACACATTCAGATGCTATTAATCATATATGATTAATGAACATCCAGAAACTGCTCGCCAACGTGCAGCACGTATATGGCGCAATCATCAAATTCAGAAATCCATTACCCAAGAACCAGAAGTCACTATACCAGAAGTCACATTGAATGAGATTGAGGCGCGATTCAGAAAAGAAATGAGAGATGCACTCCAACAACACAATAAAAACAAATCACTATTACAATATCTGATATTGAAGCTAAAGCAAAGGAAGAGTAAAGATGGCAAGTAATGCGTACCATCCTGATGATCAACCAGCCATGCGCGCTGAAGATTGGGAACGTATGAAATTTGAGCAGCGCCAACAAGCTGAACAAGAACGTATCAGAAAAGCTCAGCAAGATGAAATCAATTGTGAGCTCCATAAAGAACAAATTAAAATAAAGGACAAGATCAATTATACTGAAGAATTGGCACAAGAGATATGTGAACGCATTGCTGCTGGTGAATTGCTCATTAATATATGCAAAGATGAGCACATGCCCACTGTGCGCCGCTGTAATGTGTGGCTGAAGGCCAATGATGATTTCCAAATCCTCTACAGAGATTCAATAAATGATCGCTTATCCATATTTGAAGAGCAGGTGATCAGTATAGCTGATGATGCGGCGCATGATTTTAGGGAAATAGTGAAAAATGGAAAGACCATCAAAACACAAGATGCTGAAGTGATTGCCAGAGCCAAGTTGCGCGTCGAAGTGAGATTTAGACATCTCAAAGCTGGTAGGCCAGGCAAATGGGGTGATACCTCAACTCTTATCACTAAGAGTGAAGATGAAGCTGCCATTGACAATATGTCAACAGAAGAAATGGAAAAGAAGATTGCTGATCTTGAAGAGAAGGACAATATCATTAAAGTGGTGTAACGAAGTTACGATGTTACGACCCCTGCGGCAATCCTTCTTACTGGCGCGTCAGATGAATCTGTCCCACATTTCTTGGAAGTCTTCTTTGAACCAACATCTGGTAACTACTCCACCTTTATATCTGTGAGGCTTGTTTCGTATTTGGAATTCACGTAGCATATTGCTAATCATGTTCTTTGTTATTTTGCGTCCTGAATAGTCAATCTCCAACTCACCATCTTTGTCCTCTTTTAATTTTGAATAGAGGACATCGTTTGGTATTAAGTCAGTTTTGTACCTATCGAACACTTTCTTGGTATCGCGCAGAACTGACTCTTTGATATCTGTATCATCATTCTCGTCCATAAAAGCGAGCGCCGCGCTTCTTGCCATTGTACCAGCATTGAATGAATCAGCAATAGCTATAAGTGGGCGCCACTTATCTGCATCACGTCCTCCTAACTTAGCTGGCATCCATGGATCTGGATTCAAATCCACTTGTTTAGCCCACTTATAGAGTTGTGATGCATAGTATTGTTCTGCTTCTATGAACCGTTCCATTTTCTTAGTAGAACGATACAGCCTGATGACGAGTGATCGACTCATCAATTGGGATGGCAATCTCCCAATTCCAGCAAGAGCAACTGGGCCATATACTGGATAAGATATGACTTCACCATCTTTTCCAGTTCTTGTTACTGCTCCACCTCTGCTATGCCCATCATTTAGAATAGCTCTCATATTCTTTACGATTGACATGTTATCCACTTCGTCAAGTAATAGTGTATGATTATTCGCTTGACGAAACAGAGATGCTACACTTGGATCAGCAGTCTTTTTGGGATTCCATACCATTGCAGCAAGTATATCCAAAACTGTGCTTTTTCCACAATTTTGGACCGGACTAAGAATGGCCAGTCTGGGTGACTTGCTATATTGATGGAAGATATGAGTGTGTAGCGCCCATAAAGCTATTCCCACCAAATAGTGTGGTTTGGTATCCAAATGTCTGCCGAAAACACCTACCAATTGCATAAGGCCATTTGCATCGCCTTGAGCAGTGGGTTTTCTCTTCGCCACTTCCATAACGGTCTCTCCTAAATAAGATGTAACATCGTAACATCGTTACATCATTGGCACTATTGCCTAAAAGGATGAAACCGCCTCACAGGTCTATTCACAATGTCAAACAGCAAGCCTGATAGTGTTCTCGTTTTGTTTCTTTTGGCCTAGACCCTATTGTAACATACTTTCGGATCTGACGCAAACCCAGCATAAATAGTGGCGCAACAATGGTGATGATATCTGATAATTGAACATGAGAGATTTGTGCATGGATTTTGAATCGCCAGAATGCGTCGAAAAAAAGGCTTGCCTTCCTTCGCGATTTCGGCTAGACTACCCTCTAGCCCGCTATAGGCGCGGGCGAGGACTATTTGATCTGACTTCTACTGCGGTTACACTTGACATTCCGCCGAAAGCGGTTCCTGCGGTTTTTGACAGATCCTACTACATGCTGTTTGAAATTCGAGAGTAGACTTATGCTGGCCGGGCTCGTCCGTGTTCGGGGCCACATTGCTGCGTGAATCAACGCGCAGCAAGTTGTAACGTGAGCAGTAAAGCTATTACTTGTGAAAGAGCGTAAGTATCACGGGGTTGCGAAGAACAACGCTCTGATACGAAAGGCAAGCGCGCGACAAGTTGCTTGAGGATGTTTGACCAGCCTTAGATGCAGGAAAACAGATTTGACGAACTCATGTAACACCCTGTTGAGCCACAAGCAAGAGACAGTGTTTTGAGGGTGCAAACTGGACGGGAACAAAAACCGTACGTGGCGAGCAAGGGAACATCCGAAACCCAGACATTGTGCGATAGTGTCTGGTGACCCAAGAATCAAAGACAGCAATACAGAGCACAGCGGGATGAAATAACTCCTGCTGTGTTCAATAGTGCTGTCAGCACTAGAAAGGAGAATCAAAATGTCTTATAGAAGTAAAAAGATTCAGAAAGAAAAGCATGAATCGTATTCTGCGTCATTGCGACAAATAGTTCTCTCAACAACGAGAGATCGTCTGCCACAACAAGACGGATATATTGTGGCCAACAGCGCAAGAATGAAGCGTTCTAAGTGGCGTATAGCAATTGATCCAGAAAATAGCAAGAAAACGCGAAAGGTTTCAGGATTCAGAATTAAGGTTAAGATTAAGGATACTGATAAAGTTCATAAATATAGAGATAACGATCAGAATTTAGGATATATCAGCAAAAAGAAGTATTATGGTAGATTTACAACTAATCCAAAGACCACAGGGCGCGTCTTAGCAGTTATTGAACAACCAAAGCAAGCTGCGCCTCAAGATTCAGAATATATGCAGATTGATGGTATAACCATCGAAGCAGAGTACACTGAGGAGTAAGTAACATGCGTGTGAAACACTTCGTGCCTTCTAATCAACCTGAGCAGAAGCGCACCAAAATAGAGATTGAACTGCGAATGATGAATAATCGCAGAAAGAAGAGAGGACCCATAACACTAAAGCAACTGAACTTCACAAACAAACAACAGGAGAAGTAAAATGGCCGTATATGCGTTTGGACACCCAGGAAAATGGTGGGCCGATGTAATGGGTACCAGATACCCTTGCGTTGGCGCAATGCGAATAAAGGATAACCACTACCAACAAGCGTATTCTCTTGATAAAGAGAAGTCGTGGAACCTCATAGAGCAAATTGAGGAGCTTCAAAAGGTTATAGTCAGAGAGGAAATACTGCAAGCCAATGGCATCTATAAAGTGATAGGGTATGTTGGCTTATTTCACGTACTCAATTTTATAGTAACAATTACTGATACTCACAAGATCGTTGACTTCGATCTTGGTCCGAAAATTGTTACGATCAAAAACCGCTAACCACAGGAGAGTAAAATGAACATCGCAAAGCAACTGACTGAAGACCAAATGTTAGCATACCTTACCCTAAAAGGTGAGGGTAGGCATATCTCACAGGAAATAATTAATGAGATAGGCCGTAAAGCTGCAGTGAAGCTTATGAAGTTCAGAACTATCCTAAATAAGGATCAGGATTTAGGATGGAAGATTGAAAGTGATGAATCTGATCCCGCCAACAAGTATCCGCGATATTTGATATTCACCAAAACAAAATAAGATCGAAACAGCCAGTGCGATTGGCTGTCCTAGCGTTTGGCGCTAGCTGATGAGATCAGTAGCAGGAGAAGTAAAATGAAGATAGACCTTAACATACACATCATGTCGTGGATGTGTCGCGAAGATGATGTCATCGACCCAGATCTTATCCAACTAAAGAACAATCACGAACAAATGATTGTGGATGTTACAGAAAGGATATCAATAAGATTTGATTATCCGCTTTCACATTCTGTTTTGCTACAGTTTGATGGCAAGAAGCCGTGGAGACTAGCAGATATAATTGATGCTATCTGCGCAGGATATGTGAAGATATATGACGAAGAAGATGAAACAAGAACGCTTCCAGCTAGTGCTCCGTTGGATTCGATTCTGGTTAATCGTCCGAAAACTGACGGCAAGCACGGCATCTGGGGACACATTCTTAATGATCTCTATATTGAGAGCGTGTACAAAGGATCAGACGGTGTTTGGTTGCTTGATATTGGATCATAAGACCGAAAGGGTGGCGCCACAAGCGCCATTCTCCTAGCGTTAGGCGCTAGCTGACGAGGTCAGTAACCAGGAGTAGTTAAATGGCACAGGTATATTGGAGCAGCAAATTGCCGTCCAAAGACGATTTTGGTGACACATATGTTGGCATCATGATCGACGGTAAAACTAAAATGGGACCATGGGCTAACATGACTCCTACAAGTTGGAAACGTCATGGTATTGGCCGTCTCGGAACTGGCTATGGCCAGAAGTACAAGAGGCAGGCTGATGGCCGCTGGCTCAAAGTGGAGGGTTAAAATGGCAAGCGTCAAAGTTAAACGAGGATCTGAAGGTCCAGAACACGATCCGTATGCTTTTACGGAGATCACTTTCTACTTCACCGATCCTGAACGATCAAAAGTCGTTTATCACAGAGGATTAGGTGAGTGGCTCAAATATGATGGTCGA